CAGATTGATAGCATGTCCGGGATTACTAAATGACACTTTCTTATATTTAGGTCCTGGGTAGGCTACTAACATATTCTGTGTTTTAAGATTGATAGGTTGGCCATCATAGAAAACCGCCCAGATGCCTTCACTGCTGAGTATCTGATCACTCTTGTAGTTGGTTTTATTAACGTGCTCTAATAGCACATTTGGTTTTGGTCTCGACATTTATATGTTCTCCACATATATTTATGCCATAAACTACATATATAATTAGAATTTGTTACCTTGCATATTCACTTGTATCACTGGTTCTGCAATAGCCTGTTGTTTAATTTCCACAAGATCATTGATTTTGGCTAGTAGATCAAATATATCTGCTTGTAGCTGTCGTGCTTCTGCGGCAGTTAATACTAGGTCTTTGCTATTGGTCTGATTCATGACCTTGACGCGATCATTAAACTTCTTCAGATGCAGGCTTAATTGTTGTTCCAAATAGTGCTCCATTGGCGATACGTAGTCGTTCTTGCATTTCCTCTGCTGTGTCGTATGGACCAGCATAAGGATAGCGATTAAGTGTGATTAGTTTAGGACAGTAACTCTTTACCCAACCGTTGTTAAATTTAACAATATAATAGCCAGCGCAGAAAAAACTCTTGCTTTTTGTGCCTTTAGTAAAGATAGGTAGACGATGTTTGACATCCCATAAGATATTATTAGCCTTATATTCACATGGGAATCCGTAAACAGTATTACTTTCTGTGATTATACGTTTAGGTGGTGCCTTGTCTACTATAATATTATATTTGTCGCTGAGCAACTTAAGACTGGTAAATTGTTCACGTTGTTGATTGTGTTGATACACAACACCTTGTGGATTGGTTAATATGGTACCAACCTGATGTCCATTGTCTTCAACGATCCAACATTTGTTTTTAACGATTGATTTGGCTAGTAGAGTCATAAGTTAAGTATATAATAATATTTGAATAATGTCAACCTTTTAATACACTAAAGATTTTGGGTTTATAAAAAAGTTTTTCTGCGTCACTAACTCGTTTTTTATAAGTGTCATTCGACAGTACCCTAACCAATTCAAACTGTTCTTCAGGTGTACTATCACGCAGTAGAATATTATAACGCAATGGTAATATCATTAGATTACGAATATCATCAATCGGCCCACTCATAGCAGTAGGTATAATATGTTGAACACTAGGTTTATACCATTGCTTTTTAGCAACCTTTGCCGCATCTTTTTCAAAGATATTAATAATAAAGTCGTTGAATCCTTGACGATAATCATATGGCTTTTTAAAATATGGACAAATCCAAGGACAGATGCTATGTAATGCTTTGTAATCTAAATTACCATAACTACTGGCTCTATTATATACCCAGGGTAATCTAACATCCAAAAAGTATCCTGAACCAGGCGTAGCTAACTGTTCAAATATTTCTTGAGTACCGTATGTTGACTGTTCTTCTCTAGTCCAACCACGTTGTTTAGACTTTTTAAGATTAGTAGAATGAAGACGGTCAAAGACCGCCTTCGATTCTTCGTCTAATTCGTGATAAAGAGTTTGAGTCTCTTGATCAAAATTAGTTAGCTTCATCTTCTTCTAACTCGTCAAATCCTTCAACAGATTCTGCTTTAGGATCTTTTAAGAAAGTTGAGAAACTAAACAAGTCACCATTGCCATCTCTGATTTCACTAGAGATAACTTTAGCATTGCCATCTTTGTCCTCTTGTTTGAATTTCAACTTAGGAACAGCAAACAATGACTTATCTATGGCTTTAACTAGATCACAGTTTTGGATCATTGAGTAGATAGCTGTAGCTAAGAAATATTCAACAAAGTTGTTACTTGCGATATAGCCAGCAAATGGTTCACTATCATCTGTGCGTTTTCTAACATCAGTGAAATCACCATAAAAGGCTTCTGCTTGTTTATGACCGTTTTGGAACTTATCTACACGATATTCATCACCTAATGTAGTGATCAATACCTTACGCATTTTGCTACGTTTAATGTCAGATAGTTTTTCTACGCCTTCAGCTTCTGCTGTTTGTTTGAACAATTCACAGATAGCCCAAGCTGGCTCATGCGGCATATATCCTTCGTAAAATACATCACGAAGCACAGTATATGCGTCACTTAGATAAGTGTCTACTACACGACCATTTTCGTCTTTGAAGCAATAACGACCATCTTGGAAGAAGTCATAGAACTTATCAACACGGAAAGCATCACCTTTACGTAGTTCTTTCTTACCGCCTTTTTTCTTACTGCTAGGAACGAATCGAACATCGTGATTGTGATTAAGTTCACCAAGATCATAAGCGTCTCGGTCTTCGATACGACCACCAACATCTTGCTTGATCTCTTCACCGTTTTGTACATACAATCTTGCACGACCTTCTTTAATACGGAATTCGTCATACAATTCTGTAGGCTTAGGAATAATGTTAAGTAATTCAAAGATGTCAAAGTTCTTACCTCTGTTATTACTTGCGATAGCACGACCCCAACAGTAAGGAGCACCTGTAAGCGCAATTAACATCGCACCGTGACGCCCTTCATTAACGTCGATGTGTTTCCCATCTACTGTGATACGAGCGGTGATACCCATGGCCATTTGACCATCAAATTTCATAAGGATTTTTGCAATATGTGGAATATCAGTCCAACGTTGGGCATCATAGTCAATACGCATCAAGTTCCATGGCATGGCCATAACACCTAATACTCCAAAAAAGCCTTTTGGAGGACGAACACCAAACTTTTCACCTTTGGCGTCTGTGAATATCCAACACTGTGTTTTAATAAATTCTGCTAGGACTTTAGCAAACTCGTCTGCGAAGTCTTTAATGCCTTCACCTGGCATAACAGCATCGGGATATCTACTAAATTTTTTGAGTTTTTCAAGAACTAGATTACGTTCTTTTTTGGTTAACTGATGCATTTCTTTAACCTTGTTTAGGTTAAGTCCAAATGCACGTTCAATGTCATCTTGACAGTCTGGATAGATACTATTCCAGTCTTGTTCATATGGGCTGTCTTTAGAATAGCCCGTTGGTAATACTAATCGACCCTCTTTCGAGTCATAATAATTTACTAACATAATTTACCTCTTTCTATAGTTAAAAGAATTGCGCCTTTAAATAGCACATTATTATAGTAACATAATTAGGTAAAAATGTCAACCAAATTTTAACCAAAATCGAATAATCTATCAAATTCGTTGGCTTCTTGCTTCATTGAACCATAATCTGTGCGTTCATGCACTTCTCTAGGTACAAATAAACGGTCCATATACTTCTTGATCTGTTGGTGTTCCATGCCCATATTTTTACCCCAAAATAGGTCACGTTGCTCTCGATTCATTGGATTACGAACAGCACAAACACAGACATAATCCAAATCAGCGAAGAAATCGTATAAGGCCTGTGGGTCATATCCATACTGTTGGCACTGTTTGGGCACGATCTCAACTTGGACCGCAGGACGGCAACGTGTGATAGTATCACGAGCACCTTCCATGACAAACAGTTCACTGCCTTCTACGTCAATCTTAATAACATCAACGTCTTCAAACGCATAACTGTCAATGGTACGGCATGGTACTTGAACGATATGTTCTGCTTTCTTTATCTGTTTTTCATCATAGACAGCAAAATTATGTCCACCGTGTTCTGGATGATCTTGGATACCGATGGTACCTGTATTCTTATTAGTTAATGCTACTTCATGTACAGTGATCTCACCAACTATATCCATTGGTTGTGCGTGTCCCTTCCAAGTAAACCAACCTGCTTCAGCTGATGGATCACGATGCAGTGCACCTTCTGTGGTTGTACCATGCCAGTAGACGCCTCGAAGTTGACTACGACGTGCTATTTCGATATTAGCTTTTAACATAGTCAGTGTAGTTGGAGTCGGTTCAAATGATTCTACATAATCAGCCCATTCAGCATAGGCAATAGTATTATTACCAACGTTAGCACCAACGTCAATGATACGTCGTGCATTAGAATAGATAGTACGAATTAGTCTTGAGTTATTACCTTGATAATAGACATTGACTCCACTGAAGCGTGGACCTTGTAGGTTGTCAATGCTTAGTAGCCAATAGCAACGACCAAACTTGTTCATTACTAGGCGGAACTTGGGATCGTTATATAATCCACTAGGTTCGTCAAATCCAAAGTTATTTTTAAATTCTTCTGGTGAGAGTGTTACTGTGATGTTTTTCTGCGTCATATTAGTTCTCCTTTCTAATCAATGTTCGCAATAATATTTATAATAGTACGATAGCGATGATGGCAATATAGGTTAAGTAGTGTAAGGCCTGATCTAGCCCAAGCCAAATCCAAAAATTACGATCCTTTGGTGTAAGCCCACAATTTAGTTGTTGTTTAATAAAGTCTACGTGATAGTGTATGGCAAAATCTAAAAATGCCAAGCCAATTATTAGATTAGCATCATGACAGAAAAATACTAGAATTAAGAATGTCCAACTAGCATGGACTAGGGCATGATGGACTCCACCAGTTGCACCATAAATGCCTTTTTCACGGAGCATGTAATCATACTGCATCAAGAAGTCAGCGATGAAATGTTTGATGCCAAATAAGGCTAGTAGGATGAATACAGTCGAGTTCATTTGTAATATACACTACGGCTCTTAGGAGTTTCCCACCAATCAATGTGGTCAACAGTTACGTTCAATGGTTTCATTTTAATGTCGACTAAGTCCGCCATCCAACTACTTAGATTTTCACTTGTAGGAACAAAGTCTACAATCATAAATCCTTCATAGTATTCATACTCTGGTGTGTTAGGATCTAAGCCTGTTAAGTCTAAATGCCAACCTGCTACATGTTCTGTGTTTGGAATCAATACTGGAACTAATCCACGGTCGCCAACAATTTGATTATACAATGGATCATTCTTGTCTAATACAAACTGATGATCGATATATTCATTGATCCATTTCTTTAACCATTCTAAATGTCGGAAGTCAGTTACCATGCCAGTTGGATCTAATTCGCCAGTTGGGCTCTTTAGATATACCTGCATCTTACCTTCATGTCCATGTAGGTGACGACAAGCACACTTCAAGTCTGCCGCATATTCACCATTTAGTTTCTGTGTCCAAACTCTGTGTCCATAACAGAATTCAAATGTTTTATCAATTATATGTGCCATTTATTTCTTTTCCTTAATGTAATGTTTGTTCCAATCATACTGTGATACCAAGTGGTGATCGTTTTGGAAGTGACTAGGACCATCGTAGTAGTCTAGACCAAAATGGCGACGTATATTCTTTTGATCACCTTGGCTACCACACATGTCAGCACAACGTTCACCAACCAAACGATAGAAACGTTCAAGATTGTCTGTTACGGGCAATCCTGCTTGTTCTGCTAATTTTTCTAATTCTTTAGTCATACTATATTATATTTAGATTTTTGATAAATGTCAAACATATTTTAAACTAAACCAAGCGGCTACCGCAGGATCTTTGATCCTATAATGATATGCTGTTACGTATTTCATAGCCCATTTCTGTCTTGGGGTTTCATATTCTTTAGTTACAAGGACATGAAACGCATCGTCATCTAACGTGCTTCTTAAAAATTTTCTAGCTTCACACTCCTTACTCCAATCTCCATGATATGGAATTGTGATTTCTGGCCAATTCCAATAATCTTTTACAGGTCTTCCCATGATACTTTCCTTTCTTTATATGTTTTTTGCACTATCTAATATACTTTCTAGTTTAGCCTGACGTTCAAGCAGTTTAAAAAACAATGCTAGGGTATTGGCCGCATCTACATCTGCCCTGTGTGCTTTGCCTTTGAACTGTAGCTTAAAATAGCCCATAGCTGAACTCAATCCACCACTAGGTGCTTTCCCGCGGGTCAGCATCAAGTATGTATACCAGGTCTTAACATCGATCCAACGACGGCCAAAATGCGGAAAATCGGCGTGGTTTTTGCAGAATTCTGCCAATAATTCCACACTATCACCACCACCCCAGGTCACTGGATTGATAAAGCACTTATGTTCTTTAATCAACTCATCGAGCTCACGAGCAACATGTTCATGACTGTATGCTTCGGCACGTATATCAGCATCAGTTATGCCTGTTAGATCGTTGATGAATTCACTGATAGGCTCTTGTGGATCTATGTACCATTTACGGACAACATAGTCTTCAAAGCGTGTGTTCTTATCACCTATAGCCACACCAACCTGTATGATCTTACCACTGGGTTGATTTAATTCTAGATCTAATGCTAGGAACTTACCATCTGCTATCATGCCAAGTCTTTCTGTGGATAACCGGCAGTCAGCCAATCAGCCATATTACTTGCATTCTCACTTAATTTAACTAGATCATACTTACCACAGAACTTTAAGAACTGAGCTCCAACCATTGGAACATTTTTAGGTACTTGTCCATTGGCTATAGTTTCTGCTATCTTAATTTTAATTTCATCTGGTTGTGCTGTTAAATCAACCAGGACACGATTGCGCTCATAGTCATCTAACACACGATGTTCTAAACCGTTATGGTCAACCCAACGCTGTAGCATTAGGTTGTTCCAATTATAACCTTTGGTAGTGCGGTCAGCATAGGCTTCTTCAAGACCTACCTTGTTCTTACTACCTTTGGTGCGCACGCCCGGAAATGCGGAAAATATATTATCTGTAGGATCGCCGCGCATACATTTTTCAAAAAGTATAAACTTGGGATCTGGAATCTTCTTAGGCTCTTTGGTTTTTTTATCAATGACAGGTTTGCCTTTCTTGTCAAAGATACCTTTTAAGGTATGGAGTTCATCACTTATTCCGTTATACTGATTAACATTATCAGCAAGCAACTGATAGAAATCAGTGTCACTGCTAACAATAGTATGATGATCGTCGGGGTGAGCTTGTATGAATCCGGCGATAAGATCATCTGCTTCTAATTCTGGATGTTGTAATACAGTGCAGTTAGTTTTTTCACTGACGAAAGTTTTGAGCGCATCAAATGTCTCCCAAAATAATCGATCTTCTTCAGCTTCGCTTTCAGTGAGTGCCGCACGTGCTACGCTACGATTTTTCTTATAGGGTTCATAGAAGTCTTTACGCCAACTGCGCCCTTCTAAACAGAATATAACGTGATCAGCCTTTTGATCACGCCATGATTTATTTACTGACGCTAGGGTAACGTGAATAGCAAAACCCAGCTTATCCCAAGTATCACTTTGGCGATGTGCTGAATGTCTTGCTCTAAAGAATGTGTTTGCTGTGTCTACAAGTAAGTATCTCATGTAAACATTATACTTTCTATTTTGGTTTGTGTCAACTGACTTCTGTTCTACCGTTGCCTAGATCTCTACGGTTATTTGGACGATTGTCGGGATCTGCCATCTCTTGTTCATAGTTTTCCATAACTACATTTTGGCAAACGCTACGGAACCAATTGTCTACTATGGCTTGATCTGTTTTACCTTGATAACCAGCACGTATTAAATTGGCTACAAATTTATCATTCCAATCTAATTCAAAACTGCCCGCACCT